CCAGTACGGTTAACCCACAATAAGGCTGTTGGTACACCCCACCGTGAACTCGGTAGAACAGTTTGTTGATCCACAATAAGGCTGTAGGTACACCCCACCGTACACTCGGTGGAACAGTTTGTCTGACCAATTTGCCGTTCAGACTCTTTAACTCTTACGGTGAGTGTCTTTAACACTACTCTGAGACCGTGTCTGATGACCACTAATAAGTGATCATATTAGCGGCTACAGGGCTTCCTGTTAGAAAGTTTGCCCCGTAGGAGAAGACAGACCTAGCAACAGCGTTTGCCCCTCTCCTAGCCACATTACCAAGGGTTACAGACCAACCTGGGTAATTTGTGTCCAACCACTTAGTAGCTTTCCCAATCATACTTGAATCATTGATTGCTTTAGGTGGGATGGCAACGTAGCCCACATTGACTTCTGGTCTCCACTCAATATTTTGAATAAAGTCAAAAGTTAAGTCAGCCGCGGTACACCCCCTCCACACAAATCCAATCCAAGTGGGACCGAAACGTAAAGCTTCAGACGTGATTACACTGGCTGAGGCCCCCACTGTTCCTTCAGTGATCGCACCGTCTCTTGTGGTCTTGAAGAACCCAGCCAATTCGGGATCTGGTCTGTATACAACCTCATTAGACTCAAGGCCAAGCCTGGTGATTTTTGTACTCATATTAAAAAGATCATCGACACTTACAGGGAGACCTGCACTGCCTTCCAAGAAAGCCTGTGTGGACAGGTTCTCAACGAAGGCTATCTCCCCTGAAACGTCAACCATCTTACCCAAGTAACGCATTCTTAGGCATGCTGAAACTACTCTTGCGTCTGCCACTGTTGCAGACTCGCAAAAGGCATTTGCGCCACCTGCTGAAAGGTTTCCTGCAGGGTCAAAAGAAGCTCCGACACCTAACGGTACTGCCTGGGTATTCGTAACATTTATTGAAGAACCTCCGGTTGCATCTCTGAACAAGAAAATGTTACCATGTTGACCTTGGCCGTCAGACCCAAAATATGTGGGACACCACAAGACCATACCATAGTCAGTGGACGAAATAGCGGTTGTTGTCTTCAAACGGGCCAATATGCCTTCTTCGGTCCCATTGATTCCTGGTACCAATGTGGCTCCACACGGGTCACCTATCATATCGGCATATAACCTGATGGACCTATTGCCCTGGGTCCTGCTCCTAGGTGCTCTCCTCCTCTTTTTCTTTTTCTTCCTGGCGCAGGGTTCCTTGTCGTGTTGGATGGCAAACCGGTTGTACTCCCTGTGCAATCCAACCCCCCAACTCAGGTTGATGTAAGATAATAAAGAGAAGAAAGCGTGTAGGAACTGGTGTCCCTGGGCACCGTTTTCTACGTTTTCCTCCAATCCATATCTCCAGCCAGCTGAAATCGCGTCTAATATGGACTCTACACCTTTGAGTTTTTCCGTCTCTTCATATAGTGGAACGACCTCAGTTATCAGATCATAAATGTCTTGGGGACTAGCTTTATGGTGGACTTCATAATCCTTATCTTCGCACCCGGTGTCGACCTCAAACCAGTCCAGCCACTCCTGGCCTACCAGGTCCCATGGTGCGTTTTCCAGTGAGATGTTACACTCAATCCATTCTTCCAAAGTCACAACAGTGAATATATCAACATTGTATATTTGGCAGAATTGTTCATATGTGTCTCCTGACGGGTACTGCGCTACCCCTCCCATGACTCTGTGTGGGTTTAAACCACGATTGTCATAGTAAGGTCGCAAACCCATCTCATCACCAGAATCCGCGACTGCTCGCAAAAATGCGCCAAACACCGGAACATGTCCAGCTATTGGCAACATACTCTTAGCATTCCCGTACAGCAGTCTTTGGAACAGCTTGGGGGTGTGTTTGTGGTGGTCCAAACCAAACTTTGAAAAAGCTCGGAATGGCAAAGAACCCCACAGCAGGTGTCCGTCCACAGTCCAGAACCTCCCGGAGCAGAACGTTGCCTCTAAGATAGAATCTCGTTGGACGATCTCGCACTTAAGACCTATGCTCTGATACCTTGCTTCTATGGTTTTGACGTTGATGCTAGCGTCAGTCCCATAGAGGTTATCATCTCCCATCACCATCAGGTAGATGTCATCCTCTGAGAGCTGCGTGCACCACCGTGTGATTAACCAGTTGAGCATGGAATTGAACACAGAAGTCCAAGGGTCACCAGAACGCCTACCGTGTTCCATTGTGACTTGAACTTTCTTGTCCTTTGAGGTTCCTTTCACAAGCGTCCAGTTGTCCAACAATACCTTGAAGTCCTCGGGCAAACCGATGACTTTATGTTCTATGAAGTATCGCTCCAGAAGAAGCATTTCCTTCCGCATGGAACCGTCCCAGGAAGAGACGTCACTTTCAACAATGTGAGCTTTGGTTGAGATCTTCTCCCCAAACCCACCGATATCGTGTGGTGATGCTCCGCTTGTGTAGAAAATGTTATTATCCTTATCCCACCATTCACAAAACTTCTTCCCCAAGGCGTGGAAGTACCCGCCATACTTTCCTTTAATAATGTCTGGACAACTCCAGATCATTCTTGTCTTCATATTGTTGATGTTCTTACCTACATAGGCTTCTGGCTTGACGAAGAGATCATACACTAAATGTCCCATAGTCAACTCTTCATGGCTTGCCTTAATGATCCTCTCAGCCTGCTTCTTCGGGTACTTCTTCTCCACGTAAGATTCTGCATCAACACCTGCGAGGTCAAACGTCGGCATCTTATCAATTTCTCTTCTAGCAAAAGAGACAAAATCTTTCAATGCTTCCTCGTTCGCCTCCCTAACCTCACACATGCGAAGCTTGAGAGCAGCCTCCAGGTTGTAGTTGTCGCTTAGTGGGTAAGCGACAGGTGCACCTGGGATCCTGCTCCCGAAACTTCTGACAAACTCTTCTTTTGGTGGGCCATGCGGTTCTGCCTTCAGAAAGGTGTCATCCGACAGGATGGAAGGCTGCTTCTTCAACGTTCTGCATTTCCGTATGGCTGTCTTGGAGGCGGCAACCTTAACAAATGGCAACGTCGAGTATTCCGATAACATGGACCTGAGCAAAGCATCAGTGTTATTGAAGCTTCTATATGTCTTCACGACACCCCATAGTATTGACAACATTGTAAGTGAAGGGCAATCTGTAGCTATTCCTAGGAAAAAGCAGACAACAGGGTAGATCATAGCTTTCCTCCACAGTTTGATTTTGGCCCAAGTGACTGTACTTTCAAAGTCCAGCCCCTCGTTTGCCAGTCTCATCCTTATGGCATTACTCGCCCTTTTCTGCCACTGCTGTTGTATGGTTCTGCTCTTTTCTGTGAACTTCTCCAGGTATTCGTCAGACTCAATCACCTTGTCAACTAGGGCATCCAACCCAGGAGAATCACTATAAAACCTCTTATAGGAGGCTTTAATAATGTTCTTCAGTCGGACGGTATCCAACCTGAAGAGATTGGGTCGGTCTAGAGCTCCATAAGCTATGGTCCTAACCCTTTCCTCAGGTGTCCGACCTACATCAGCAATCAGTGTCTCCCAATGTCCTTCCACGTCTGCTGCAATGACGAGGACTCCATTTTTAGAAGATTCTAAAATAGGCTGTCCCTGCCACTTAACAGCTTTTGCTTTAACCTCATGAGCTGTCTTGTCGTCAGCAAACATGAAGGGGCCTTCGAAGTGTCCGACTCCATCACCGTCAATCACATATGTGAATTGTTTCCCCCCTCGGGCCATATTAAGTGCCCAATCTGAGTACATCAGCCTTACTGTTCTAGCCTCGTTGTTATACCAAGTCTCAACAGTCTGACTGAACCCGCTCAGAAGTTCGCTCTTTGCTCTCCTAAGGGATTTGCAACCAGCGTAGCCTTCCTTCGCATCATCCATGATCTCGCTGGCTGCATCCATTGCGGCGTCACATATGTCCTTAGTGCGTTCTATCTCTGCTTTCAGAGCTTCTCCTGCGCTTGCGCCACAATGAGGATTTTTAGTTTTAGCTCGGTTATCCCTCCGAGTATTGGCTCTTTTACCAGGTCCGGAGCCTTTAGACCTGTTTTTATTAGTACTGTTTGCAATGCGTTGATTACTTTCCCGGTGGTGCATCGTCCATCAGGGGAAAGAGACTGGTTAAGTCTTGTGGTTTCCCACAGTCTCATTGCATGCTAGTTATAGAAATAACAGTTGGTGCCCTTGAGTGACCAACTCATAAGGCCTCATCCATGCAAGTCGACCCTGCTACTGGTAATTACGTTGGATAAACTTCTTGGCACGGGTATTAATCCGAGTCCAAGTGCAAAAGTACACTCCGCCCTTTCCCTTATACCGCTGGTAGCTGCCTGCACAGCGGACCACCAATTACCCCAGTGGCTTGGGGTGCGAAAGCGTGTTGTTAAACATCCGGTGCACTCTCGCTGCAAAACCACCCCCT